CAATAGGCACCAGGGGTATTGGTGCTTGCGTTTGCGAGGACAATCTTGTTTAGACCTAAAGACATGACTATTTCTCCTTAGATAGAAATTGAGTTATAGCCAGACACACGGGTCATCGACTTGGGCTTGGTCGAAACCAATTCCGCAATCATCAAGACTGCACCGACGTAACCAATCTGCCAGTTAGGCAGAGTTGATTCAAAGCCAGTAAACACAAACGAACCTTGTTCGTGAATGTACAGTGAGAGGTAATTGCTGTTGATGAAGTAGACCGTACCCTCTGGGCAATATGGGTCTGGATAGATTGGCACACCGGCAACCATCAAAGCACGGAAAGCTGCTTGAGGACCGTTACCATCACTATCAAAACCTGAACCGGGGGTAATGACATACTGTTCTTGACCAACGTAGTCTTGAGCCAATAGAGTCCAAGTACCAAAACCGCAGACACCAAAAGTAGGAACTTCTGCGCCGTTCTTCACGGTTCCAGAAATGTACTGAAGAATGTTTTGACGGGTTGGGTTGACGTTACCAGCATTGTAAACCTTTGACTTCCACCAAGTGTAAGTTGAACGGTTAATGTTGCCGTAAGTAGTCATGTTTGTACCGTCGTCAATTGCGCCGGGCAAACCAATGAACTGTTGAGTGTTGGTGTAGTTGGTGTACAAGGCTGTAGCCATTGCATCCATCATCACGTTGGTCGCATCGTTCATGCGAGCTTCAATCAGAGGAATAATTGCGTAGTCTTGTTGAACAGCACCTTCCATTCCTAAGAATGGTACTGGAGCAATCATCAGTTTAAGGTTGAACTCAGCGTTAAACGCACCTTGCTGAACTGATGGCTGGTTAAATGAACCAGAGTAATCAGACCATTGTGCATTAACAAACTGTGCGCCCTGAACTGGGACTGTGACTTGGCTCACACCACCTGATGCTTGTTGACTGTTTGCAATCAGAGCAGCCATAAGGGGGGTTGAGTTGTATAACTGAACCACAAGTTTGGGGATAAACGCCCGTCTTGTGACATAGGTAAGCTCGTTATATTGCGAGCTACCTGATGCTGGTAAAATACCGCCGCCTATAGGCATAGCAGGCTCCTTTGATTAAAAAACGACAAAATGTCGAATAACAAACTTATCCCCAGAATTAAACACCAATAGGTCTACGACCTTGGTTCCTAATTTCATGCAATGCACTAGCCGCTTCATTGCGAGCAGCACCTTGTGGATTTTTCCAATACTTTGACAAGTCAAACTTGTTAATCATATTGGGGTTGTATCCAGTAGGAGTTGGAGTAGCGGCTTGTTTCATCCACTCCCAATGCTGCGCTGCCGTGTCGTGGCTAGTAATACCTTGTTCGAGCATGATTTTTTCAATCTCTTGAATATCTTCGTCAGTGCGAGCAATGCCTTGGTCTTTTAAGGCACGACGCTTTGATTCAAGCTGCTCTCGAATATCTTTTTCACGCAATTTGTTTTCTAGCTGCATGACTCGTTCTTCAGCTTGATTGACTTTTTTGTTTGTAAAGTCCTCAAGTTGAAGCTCAGGAATCACCATGTCTGGCTTTACCCGTTGGGTCAGGCGCAAGAACTCTTTGCGTGTTTCAGGATTGTCCGACAATTGCTTTGCAAGCAAAGCTAATTCGTCACGGGCTTCCAAAGAAATATCTTCTAAACTCATATTTATCCCCTATTCCGTTTAGATAACTTTCTTTGTGTCACCGGGACGGGACATAGTCATCATGTTTTTGTACCCTGCTTTTGGAGCAGAGGTCAGACCGCCAAACTGTGAGTAACGTGGGGTGTTAACAATTTGCCCATGTTTCTGGTTGTTGTCGGTAGGATTGCGAGGAGCCGAAGCACCACGGGGTTTGAATAAATCCATTGTGATTCCTTTACATTGGTGGCGGCATACCGCCGCCGGGAGGAGGAGGCATAGCACCGCCGGGCGCAGGACCCGCACCAGCACCCGGAGGGAGGGGTGGAGGAGCAGGAGGTGCACCGGGAGGAGTCATGCCGGGAACTTGTGGAGCAGCCGCCATCGCTTTGCCTTCAGGAGTGCCGCCACCAGCTTGAGGTAATGACTGCAACAATTGCAAAATTTCTGATTGTTGCAATTCATTGGTCTTTGCTTTGCGTGGACCAAGAATACTTGAAACCGTGCGAATAGCATTAAGGACTTTCTGTCCTTCAGGCGATTCACTGCCAAGGGCAGGAAGTGCTTGCTCAAGAAGGTCAGCCGCCATCCCAATGTTAATCATGGATGCTTCACGGTTTCCCATCTTGGGTTCAGGAGTTGACATGGGTGCTGCCATAGGAGGAGCCGATGTGTCGGACATTCCCATTGGAGTATCAGGAGCAGGAGGCATACCGCCCGGAGTGGCAGAATCCTTCTGACTTTGCATCAACTTCATCAACTGGTCGGGTGGAACAGCCATAATCAATCCCTAAGTAATTTTGCATAGAATAATCCTATGCAAACATTTGTCAAGAGGAGGAGTTATTTTTTTGGTTCCCGACCCTCGGCAGGACTTATCGGCTACACGATAATTCTTAGGGTTTAACCCCTAAAAATTACTTGCGTGATTTACGACCTTTGCGAGCTTTGCGTGCCATGTGAATGACTCCTTTAAGCAGCGGTCACCTATTTTAATACGGGGAAGGCAGCCACACCCCATTCCTGAACTAGAGGAATTCTTACCGGCGTGACTTACGCCCTTTGCGACTTTTACGATACATATTTATCTCCCAAAATTATCCCCTGACTGTTCTACCGTAATTTCTTGGTGTAGAACTACGATTGAAACTTTTTGCTGCTGTCGTGCGGTATTGCAAAGCAGGACCTTGTTCGCCACGCTTCAAACTCTCCGTGCTTACACGGGGTTGGTCTGCTTTAGGTTGAACTTGTGATGTTGCCATTACGCCACCTTTAAATCTGCTTTACCCGGCTTTTGTTCCGGTTTAGGCTGCATTGCTGCTTTTTCTTCACGCTTCTTTAACTTCTCTTTGAGCAATTGCTTGCCCGGTGGCTCTAGCATATCAATTAAGGATTCTTTGTCAATAGCTTGAGCTTTAAATAAACTGAACGCCAATTCCTTGGTATCTTCAGTAAAGATTGGCGAGTTAGAGTGAGCATCCACTTTAACTACATAATCTTTAGTAAATTGTTCAGCGATGAATGGCGTACCTTCAGTGTCTTTGAAGTGCGTGGGGTCGTAGGCTTGCATCAATTTAAGATAAAGTGTTGCTACTTTTTCCAGACTATCTTCGACAATGAGGGCACGTTTTTTAGCACGGCTTGAACCTAGGCGGGCAAGCTGACTTGCGTGTCCCTGTGAGCGAACACCAGATTCGCCTCGACCAGAAAGCACGTTAGATATACCAGACACTTCTGAGAACATCGCATCAATCTCATGAATGACTTCAAAAAGATTAGATGGCATTTCAGGCGCAAGGCGTTCAACCTTGGCGTTTGGCATATCACTTGAGAGCAAACCACCAGCACGGTTTAGTGCAAAGTTTTTCTCGTCCAAGATACCCGTAAAGCCTGTCAAAGCTGTTGGAGGCGATACTTGCTTGGAGAGGAGGTCTAGCACTTCAGTCATGCGGTTGTTACGCAAGCCTTGAAGTAATAACATTTTTTGTACTTCAGATTGTCCCCAGAAATAATCGTACTGAGGGTTTGGGCATATCTGAATAAAAGGACATTCACCTTTTAAGAACAATGATGAACCGGCTCTGTCGTAAATGACAATATCAGGGCTTGCCATTGTGACAACCTGATAGTCCATTGTTTCATCGTTCCATACCCACAGTTCGTGCATTTCAACAGTTTCTTCAGCAAGACGGGCGTGATACCTGTTCATGCCGTACAAGTCCATGTTGACTTGACCGTAGATGGTTGGGTTAGTAGCCGACATTACAATACGGGCTACACCGTCACCACCGTCTGCATCGTTGTTTGCAGTCTTGATGTTAGTTGTCACACGCTTAACAATCTGCTCACGCTTTGGGTGAGAATACAGACGAGCAAACAACTCAGACTTTGTAATGTAGTAGCGTTGACAAATTGCTTCTTGTCGGTCAACGTAAGGTGTATCTTCACGCAACACACCCATTGCGCCGGGTTCAATCATGTAGGGGTGAATACCACCACCGTACACAAGTTTGACAAAGGTGGTGTTGTAGACTAGCGACCACGTTAAGGCTGTTGAAAATACTTGGTCAGCATTGCTGTTTAACCATTCATCATTCAATGCGTTTGTCAGAACTGGTGTCTTGCGATGTTCCATATCAGGAACAGCCGCACCCATTGCAATGCTAAAGCGGGTAGTCTCAGCCGAATACAAGAACGATGTAAGTTGGTCAATATGCGGATGAATCTTATTGAAGTACGCAGGAGGTTCTTCAGGACCCGCACCAAACAAGTAGTAGGAACGTAATGTGCCGTAGTCGGCTTTACGTTCTTCCCTAGACACCATGCACTTCTGCATTAAGTCTAAATAGAAGTTTTCCCTATCTTCATTGTTTGGTGGGATACGCATTATTTCTTAATTGTCAGGTTATCGGGGTCCCGCATTGTTGCGTTGGGGTCAGTCCTAGGTCCTGATTGTATCCCTGCTGCACGGGGTGTCAAGCCCACGGTTTCATCTTTTACAGGTTGACCAAAGCGACCCGCCAAGACTGAAGCCATGTTCATCCCTTGGAACCCGCCCCCCCAGATTGCCGAGTCACCAGCACGGGCTTCTTGGGGCTGCGGCGGCGGTGCAGGTTGGACTTGGGAGTCTTTACGGGGTCTGCCACGCTTTTTGGGGGCGGCGTACTTTTCGGCTTCTGCGTACTCTTTTTCCGTGAACTTGTTGTTACGGGTAAGGTAGCCGCCTTGGTTCTCGCCTTCACGGGTGGACTTAATGTTTGACATTCCAAATTCGTTGGCAAGACCTTTGAGGTGCTTGTCTGTGGCTTTGGACTTGTCTGAAACAAAGCCCGGACTTTTAAGAAACACTTGTAAAACCAATTCATCAGTACACCCCTCTGGGCAAGTCGGTTCAAAGCCTTCAAAGAAGCCATGTTCCTGACATTTATAATCTCTAAGTATACGAGCCATCATTTATCCCCTATCAAGTTGTTCAGCAAGCGTAGAATCGTAATCAGCCCGATTCTTTACGCCTAATTTAAGTTTAATTTCCCCGCCTACTACCTGTAACCCATAGCCACGAACCATCTTGGGCTTGGATTCTTTGCGGTACTGCACAAATCTAGAGTTATCACGGTTTTTCATTACCGCAACGTCTCCATTTCGCCATTCTTTGTATGCTTTGCTAGTTCTGCGCTGCACATACTCAGATAATGGCAAATTCTGGTGAACAAACACTTCCATAAGCGTTTTTGTCCCCAATCCCGCTAAATCTGCAAACAAATCAATGCTGATGCCCCGATTTTGGTCTGCAAAGAACAGTTTCATTGTTCTGAGCAACTCTTGCTTAGATATGACGCTGGTTTCCACCGTAAATCCCTATTTTCTTTAAATAATCACTTACATTGCGCCCCATAGCCACTTCTTCAGGGGTTAACTCCTCTTGTTTGCGAGATACATCTCTAGAAATGCGTCTGCCAATCAATTGAGGCTGGACTTGTTCTGCAAATGCGGCTGCTGCCAAGGCTGACGCAATTACACGGTCATCTTTGTTTCTGCCGGTTGCTTCAATTGAGCCACCATCACGCACCACGGTTTTCATCTCCTCAATGGTATCCATATCTCGGATTTCCATCATGTTGCGCTCAAAGTAATCTTTCATGTAGGTGAGCATACGTTCTTTGGTTGCAGATGTGGTGAGCCAGCCCATGCTCATTGACATACCGCCTAGCGAATCGTTCTTGCGCCAGATGTAATTGGTCATAGAGGCATAGACGTTCATTAAATCTGTCCCCATCTGTGTGCCCATGTTGGCAGCAAGACGTTTAAGGTTCTGCAATTCATTGATGACTGCTTGACCCGGACCGTTGACTTCTAAGTTAAGCGTAGAGTTTTTGTATGCACCGGCTAAGTGAGCAATCACCCAAGCAAACTGATAGGTGTTCATTTCAGAGGTGGCAAACGCCGCCACCTGTTCCAAGCCATCGGAGTACGCCCGATATACTTGTATGCAAAACCTATCAGCCCAATCACTAGAACCATAGGCAGGGTCAGCACCAATAACGTAGTAAGCAGTATCGACGGGTTCCTCCCACACCTTAAGTGAGGCAAGACGTTCCGTTGACTTGAGTACATTGGTGTCTTGGAAGTTTGCTCCAAAGGAGTAGCGGTAATAATCGCAGGTTGTTTTCTTAGCGGCTTTAGCGGCATCTGTGCACCGTGCATTAGAAAAGAAAGAAGTGCCTGTCATTACGAAGGCATAGTCCTCGGTAGGCGGAAACTCTTGGTACATCAAGCTATCGTCTTTGATACCTTCATAAAGTTTCCAACGCCACCACGCTATTTGTCTAGAATTGATTTCAACTTGGTAGAGTTTCTTAATGTCACGCACCCACTCTTTTTCTTCACCGGTTAGTTTCCCATCCCAATAGACTTTGTAAGTCTGACCGTCAGGGTCCAGTGAATACAGTTCATTACGCCACCAGCCACAAAAAATAGCCCTTTGCGTGCGTGCTCTTTTACTAGTGGTATACATATCGTGGAACATATTAAATCCACGGGCAGTAGACTCAAAGATGTACATCCGCATTGGGTTGGTTTCAGCCAAAGACGCCAGTAGTGAGGCAAGTCCTTCCTCGTCACCCCATGACGAAGTTTCAGTCCCATGTAGGAATGTGATTGCTTTTCCACGACCTAATGTTCCTTTGCTGCGTGTTCCTGCCACTTGATAAAACAATCGACTACGGTTCTTCAAACTCATCTGTGTACGGTTATGAGCAATCAAAGGAATCTTGTATTCCTTGGGTAAGCCATCCATGTACATTGACAAGGTAGAACGAAACATATCTCTGTTTTCTTCCGTGTCGGTGGTCAGCGTTCCTTGCAAGCCGGGGTTGACAAAGTGCCAGTAGAGGTCAAGTGCCAAAGAGATAGTCGTAATACCAAGCTGTCTGCCTTTAAGAATCGTAAAGAAGTGAACGCCTTCTTCTAGCCCTTTAGCAATCTCACCCATCACATAGGTCTGCGTGCCAAGCAAGTTATCCATCTTGCGTAAGCCTTGCTCTTTGGTCTCAATCTTAAGCTGCTTACAGAAGTTGTAAAACTGTTGAAGATTAAATGCGCTCATCTTGTTCCCAATTGGCTATGTTGGCGCACACACGCTTGTCTTTTGCACACGCAATTAACTCTTTGTACATCAGTTCAGAATACTTTTCTTTCCACTCATTTGCTAACTTAATCTTTTGCTTCTTGGTTCGGCAAGCCAAAGCACGTTGCATCTGAGTCATCAAATCAAAGCGAGTACGGCGCAACTCATGTGATGTATCCAAGGATGACCTCTGCTGCCTTAATCACCTTCTTCTCATTGGGTTCAGCAGTACCTTCCTCAATGTAACCTTTCAAATCATCCACAATCTCTTGCAAACGAATACGCATCAAGCAATCCACAAAGTCACACGCCAGCATCTCGCCATTATCAACAACGTGGTAGTCAGCCATCAGTGCAGCCCCTCAGAGTATTGAGCAATCACAGCCTTTAAGTTATCAATCTCAGCTTGAGCTTGAGTCATCATCTTGGTGCTTTCACCATGCACCCGCATAAGCTCTTTGAACATATCCATCTTACTCATTGCCCATACACGGTCTAGGTACTGACGCTTAAACGCTTCATCAGCCGTCTCAACAAGCTGGTCAATGACTGCTGCACCGTTAATCATACTGTTCTCCATACACGAATCCCACCATCAATCTTACGAGCAGAGAATTTCCACCCAAGCCTCTTAAATGCACGGTAATTTGCTGCGTTCACTGTTGGCATCTTGCCCTCTGGTACAAAGAAACTGTCACCTATCTCCATATCATTGTATGGGTATACATATTGTCTTGGTTTATGGCTTAACTGTACACCTTTCTCTATTTCGTATATCTCTGACATATATTACTCCTTGTAATACATCAATATTATCAGAAATAGGAAAACACAGATTTTTTTTGGGGGGATATGCGAATGGGGCTCCCCCTCCACCGCCCCCAAACCCCTTCCATTGCCCTTAAACTGTCGCTGCACACTGGTTGCGCTATTCGGTATTCGCTTGTGTGACCAGTCCCAATAGCCATGAGAGGTATGCACTGGCTTGCACAGAGTATGCGTATCGTATATACAGCTCGTGACCCCATGCCCCTATTACTTTACATAACGTGGTGGGAGTGGTAAGACCCTCTACAATCGAGTTTCCTATCCCTTATATATAAGTATGTACTTACTAGGTAGACTAGGTAGATTAGATACCTAAGTATTATTTATTATAATTATTATATAAACAGATTATACATAAAAAACTATATCTCTTATATATAGTAACCACTAAATAATCCTTTATAGTATTTATATGTCATAGAGTAATAAAAAGACGTTTACAAATAAGAACAAAATCTAAGAGAATCGTTGACAGAGCGTAACACTTGAGCGTAATATCTAGTTTATGCAGTAACGTAATACTGCGTAACACTCAACTACTTAGGGGCACATTATGACTACAGTTAACGTCTATCAAGAGATTACCGATAGCATCATTGCAGAGCTAGAACGTGGTGCTTTACCATGGGTTAAACCTTGGAAGGCTGACAGCACAGCTGATAAAAACATCGTTTCACAAAAACCTTATCAGGGTATCAATCGTCTTATCTTAGGCATGACGGGTATGTTGCGTGGTTATGACGTACCAGTATGGGGTACGTTTAAACATTGGTCAGATTTAGGCTGTACTGTACGCAAAGGTGAAAAGGGTACTCGCATTGTTTGGTTTTCACCCGTTACAAAAGAAAAGCAATCAGATAACGGCGAAACAGAGGTTTCTAAATTTGCTGTACTCAAAGCCTATTGGGTGTTCAATGCGTCACAAGTAGACGGTGTTACCTTTCAAAAGCCTAGTGTTGATTCTGTACCTTTCAATCCTATTGAGGTAGCAGAGCAAAGAATCGTTAAGACTGGTGCTCTTATCACTCATGGCGGCGATGCAGCGTTTTATATGCCC